ATTCCTGGAATATACTCTTCAACAGAGGCTCTAATCTCCGCTTCAATTTCTGAAAACGTAGGTCCATCTAAAGGTTCAAATATAAATTCATATAGTCTTGTACCAAAATCAGGTAAATAATATCGAGTACCTTTTCTCGTTAGTAAAAGATGAATTAAGTCAGTTCTTATTTCTTCATCATTCACCTCAGAAAGGTCTAAATACTTACCATCATAAGAATCTCTGAACGGGAAATTAATTCCATATGTTGTTCCATTTGCCATATCAATAAATATAGTGTCGTGATTATTTCTTATAAATAGCGTAAAATAAAAAATCACGACAGTTTGTCGTGATTAATGTCGTGATTTTCTATTTTATATTAAGACCCACATCCAAAACATTCAAATTCTGAATCAGTTGGTTTAACTGTAGGGTCAACAGGTATAACATCCAATTTTGGTATTTGTTTTTCAACCTTTGGTTTTTCAACTTTAGAGATATCAACTGCTAAGTGTTTTGCCCCTGTTGAAATAGCTTTAGTTCTAACATAGTAACAAAGAGTTTTCAATCCTTGTCTCCATCCATGGAAATGTGCCGAAGAAATCTTAGGTAATGTTGGTGCCGACATATAGATATTCATTGATTGTGATTGGTCAATGAAAGGACCTCTATCCGCTGCCATATCAATCAATTCTCTTTGAGAAATTTCCCAAATAGTTTTGTATTTTGGGATTAGGTGTTCAATACGTTTAACTTTCTTATTGTAATTTTTATCCTCAGGGTCTAAATAATGGTTGAAGTTGATTCCTTGAACAGAACCTTCATTCATAATGATTTCATTTTTCAAATCCTCAGACCAAATACCGATTTTTTCAAAGTCATTGATTAAGTATTTGTTCACAATCAAAATTTCTCCACCAACAACACGTCTATTAAATAATGCCGAGTGAGCTGGTTCTGTCATTTCAAATGAACCCGTAATTTTAGCTGAAGATGCTACAGGCATTTGTGCCGTGAATAAAGAGTTACATACCCCATATTTTTTAACATCTTCTTTTAATTCTTTCCAATCCCAATAACCTGATAAATCATCTTCTTTTAATCCCCACATATCGAATTGGAATTCTCCTTTAGACATTGGTGAACCTTCAAAGAATTTATATGGTTGGTATTCTTCAGTTCTACATAACTCATTACTTTCACTGATTGCCGCATAATAAATTGTTTCAAAAATATCTTTATTCAATGATTTAGCTTCATCAGATGTAAAAATATAATCCATTAAATAGAATACGTCCGCAAGTCCTTGAGTTCCGATAGCAATAGCTCTTTGTTCAAGACCTCCTTTTCTACCTTGTTCAGTTGAATAACTATTGATGTCAACAACTTTGTTAAGTGCTCTAACGACTTTTCTAACTTCACTGTACAATAAATTAAAATCAAATTTACCATCATTAATAAAGTTTTTAAGGACCATTGAAGATAACGTACAAATTGCCGTAGTATTTTCATCCGTAAATTGGTAAATCTCATTACATAAGTTAGATTGTTTAATCACACCAATGTTTTGATGATTTGTTTTCTTATTTGCGTTGTCTTTAGAACATAAATAAGGGACACCTGTTTCAATTTGAGATTCAATAATTTTATTCCAAATATCTTGAGCTTTAACTTTTTTACCAATACCTAATGAGACCGCTCTGTTATAATTCTCTTCGTATTCACTACCATAACATTCTTGTAATGGTTTAATACCTTTATTAATAATGTCATTAGGACAGAATAAATACCAATCACTATTTAACTCAACCGCTTTCATAAAATTATCAGGAATCCAAAGTGCCGTAAATAAATCACGTGCTCTCATTTCTTCCGAACCTGTATTCTTTTTAATCTCTAATAAATCAATAATATCTTTATGCCAAGGTTCGATATAGATAGCAGCACTACCTGGTCTACGACCTTGTTGATTAAAGAATCTAAGTGACTCATTAACAATTTTTAAATACTTTAAAAGTCCTCCAGCAAATCCTCCTGAACTTGAGATTCTACTTTCTTTACTTCTAATGTTCGACATAGAAAGTCCGATACCAGCCGCGTCAGAAGAATAAGTTGAGATATCATTTAAGGTACCTAACAATCCACTACGTGAGTCGGAGTTATTGTAATGTAACACACATGACGCTAACTGAGGTGTTTTTGTACCCGCGTTAATCATGATAGGGGTTGCAGGTGAAATCAATTGATTAGATAGTGAATTGTAATATTCTACCGCCTCTTCAAATGTTTTTGTCACCCATAGAGCAACTCTCATGTACATGTGTTGAGGTCTTTCAATAACCTTTCCATTTGATAACTTTAACAAATACATTTCCTGTAATGAACGCCAAGCAAAATAATCAAAATTATAATCATTCTCATGGTTAATTACATTATCAATATTTTCTGAACCATATTTTTCAATAGTTTTCATTAATATCTCATTAATAATACCATTATCATACAATTCTTTCATAGTCTCAGTAAAACTAGAATTAGTTTCTTTATGGTAAGATGAAATAGCAACCGATGACGCTAATCTTGAGTAATCGTGATGACTACCAGTGTAAGCCGCAGCAATTTCATATACTAATTTATCTAATTCTTTTGTTGTGATACTACCTTCAGTTGGTACTGAAGTAATAACTTTAATAAAAATCTCATCAGAGTTGACATTTAATCCCTTCGCCGCTCTCTTAACTCTCTGATAAATTTTCTGAGGATTAAAGGATACTTCATCCCCCCCTCTTTTTTTAATTTTTAATGACATCATATATTTTTATTTAAAAATCATCCGTAAATGATAAAGTTTCGTTCAATTTAGCTTTTTGGTATTCCATCGTTCTTGATTCAAAGAAATTACCTTTTGTTTCTAGTGCAATTTGTTCCATGAATTTAAATGGTTGTTCAACATTAAACTCTTTTTTACACCCAAGTTTAATTAATAACCCATCAGTAACAAATTCAAGGTATTGTTTCATTAAATTTGAATTCATACCGATTAAAGAAACTGGTAATGACTCAATAATGAATTCTTTTTCAATCTCCAAAGCAGATAATAGAATTTCTCTAATTCGTTTCTCACTTGGTTTGTTTTCAATGTGGTTATTCAATAAATGGATTGCGAAATCACAGTGTAGGTTCTCATCTTTAAAAATTAACGTGTTAGCGTTACATAATCCTTGTAGAATTCCTCTTGATTTCAACCAAAAGATAGCACAAAAAGAACCAGAGAAGAAAATACCCTCAACCGCGGCAAACGCAATTAAACGTTCTTCAAATGTTGAGTTCTCAATCCAATCTAACGCCCATTGAGCCTTCTTTTGTACCGCAGGTAATCTATCTATAGCATGAAAACATTCATCTTTTTCTTGAGGATTTGACACGTAGGTATCAATAAGTAACGAATACATTAATGAGTGAATATTCTCCATCATTAATTGGAATCCGTAGAAAAACTTAGCCTCAGGGTATTGAACCTCTTTTAAAAAGTTTTCCGCCAAGTTTTCATTAACAATACCGTCAGATGCCGCAAAGAATGATAAAACGTTTTTAACGAAAAATCTTTCATTATCTGATAAGTTTTCCCAATCTCTAATATCATTTGATAAATCAACCTCTTCAGCGGTCCAGAAAGCCGCTTGGTGTTGTTTGTAGTACTCCCAAATATCGTTGTGTTCGATTGGGAAAATAACGAATCTATTTGGATTCTCTATTAAAATTTTTTCCATGTTTTTTTGTTAATTTTGTGTTTGTTGTTTTTCTTTTCTCTTATCCAACAAGTCTTTAATCCGTTGACGATTTCTCTCTTCGGTTTGTTCTTCTAATCCTAAGAATGTTACCGAACTTTCAGTATCGATTTCTAACATTCCGTTATCAAATTTACAATTTTCAAATACAACCCCATCGTCACCAATACGAGACTTAGTAATTGCGATTGTTGCTAATTTCATCTCTTTTTGTTGTAATGATTTTGCCACTGAGATAATTACGTGACCAACTTGTGCTTTTTTGATTGACCCACCCATTTGGTCAGTTGTTACAACTTCAGATGAAATCGAACTTCTATTACCTTGAGTTGCGGTCCAACCAACTAAATCCAACTCATGACACATTGATTCAAATGCTCTCATAACTGAACCTTCAGATTTCCATTCATCACCTAAATTCCTATCAGGAACAACACAGTCAATGTAATCTAATAATACCATGTCAACTCTTACTCCATCAGCAATCATTTTTCTAATTTGATTTTTGATTTGTAACATAGTCATCGTATCAGATGGTAATTTTTTTAAGATTAATTTATTGGTCATTGTATCTTTTACTTCTTGTACTTTAACCATAACTTCATCTTTCTTTAAAGACAATTCATCAGGATGAATCTTCGTCCATAAAGTGATATGTTTTCTTTGAATAATCTTTGGATTATCCTCAAAGAATATTTGCAATACATTATACCCTAAATTAAAGGCGTGATTTGCAACTTTTGTTAATAGTGTTGATTTACCAACACCTGTAGGTGCTAACACTACACCAATTTCCCCCTTAGCCAAACCACCTTTTAAAAGTCTATCGATACCTGGAATACCCATTGGTATTGGATGACGATAATCCTCGTTTAAAACCTCATCTAAATTGAAGAAAACGTCTGATTGACCATCTTCTCTCTCTCCGACTTGTAAAGCATTTCTCACTAACTGTTCTACCTTATCATAATTCTCAAATTCACCACTATCGATGATTTTCTGAGCTTTGTTCATCACTTTCTGTAACTCTTGTTGTTTACAGAATTTCATAGCTTTTTCCTGAACAAACTCCCCACCTTCAAGTGGAGCGTCTTTGATTTTATTAATAGTATCAATAACAATTTTTGATGCCAATTCCTGTTGTAATTCAGATTTGGTGATTTGTTCTAAAGTGTCAAATGCTGGTGCATGTTCATACTTTGTGTAATATTCTTTAACCATCTGAATGATGATTTTGAAGTATTTGTTTTCAAAGTAATTAGTTTCAATCACATCGAGAATCGACCTCGCAAAGTCTTTGTCGATAATGATTTGGTTTAGTAATTGTAGCTGAAAACTGCTACCTAGATATTCGAAATTTTTGTTTGACGCCATAGTTTTTTCATTGTTGTATTTGATAAATATTACCCTTTTAAAGGAAGTCCGAGGTACTCGAATGTTAAATTTTTAGATGAAAAAATGTCAGTCAATGACATAAGTAAATTTTTTAGGTGTGGGCGTACATCTACGGTGTATCTTATCTTAGGTGGGTATATTTTAGCATCTATCTGTCTATGACAAATTGTCATATCATTTTGTTTGATGAAGATGTTGAAGTACTC